TGAATACCATCTAATCCCATTTCTTTTGCACGATTCATGGCTTCTGCTGGGTTATCGAATACATCTTTGCGAATCATTTTTGCTTCTGCATGTTCTGCACAACCGCCACAACATGGCTTGTCTTCGGAAGCCTCAATAACTTCTTCGATGCCTTCAATAATTTCGCCTTCATTAGAAGACCATAGTTCATCGTAGGATGCTTCGACTTTGTTTGTTGACCATTGTCGGCAAGACCAATAACCGGGTGTGGTACGGTCTTTCTTTTCCGAGCAATTGTGTCGGTCACGGAATGCCTTTCGTCGCTTAGGGTCATCACGCTTAATTTCCATGTTAGGGTCGCCAAAGCGCACAATGACTACTTTACCACTGCTGTTTTGTACATAGACTGCGAATTTTTTAGGTCCGCCTTGTGTACGGAATGGTTTGTTAAGTGTCACCTTTTTACCTTGATATTCTGCGGCTTCGACGGTTTCTTCGTCTTCATCATCATAAGATGCTTCTTTGCCCTCATACATAGAGTTGCACACAGCCGCTCGCTGTGCGGTGTTTGGGTACTTTTCAGCAGTCTTGTTGTCACCCATACACCTGTCCATATAATCGTCTTTCGACTCACCTTGTTGAACATCGGGCATACTACTGCGACAAGCGGGGTGACTTTTAATCCATTCGCCAAATTTGTTGTTTTTCGTTCAAAATATCCTCATACATTGACAGTGACATAACATCTTGAACATCATAATAAGAACATACTTTGTAATACCCAAGATGTGAAACAGTCTTAACAAGCATCCACATTTCTATTTCTTCTATCGGATTAAGTATTGTGATTTTTGGTATGTTTGAAAGTTCCTTGGAACTGTTTCGTTCGCTTAACAAAAAGGGGTGGTACTTATTTTTGCGGTATTTTTTCTTAACATAAGTGTTGCCTACAAAAGCAAAGTCTTGAAGAAGTAAAGAGCCTGTGTAGGCTACCGGTAAATCGTCAACAAAGAGAACCCAATAATCCATGTTATCAAAAATTTGAGGATAACCTTTTTCGCTTGGAAATGGTAAATTTTTCCAAAGCAATTCAAATTCTTTGCGTTCAAGACACTCTACTATCATTTTTACCCCATCTTTGCCAAAACAATTTACCAACAAATAACCAAAAGAGTATTTCGATGACAACAAGTAGTGATGCGCCTACAACCGCCCACTTCATATTGTACCCTCACTTTTTAGGTTTTTGCTCGCCCATTGGTTCAATAGGGGTTATGCTTGTCATACCAGCACCATGCTTTTTTACCAAGTGTACATGGGTTTGTGCTTGTTGTTCTAAAGCCATTGTATGTGCATGTTGGTCTGTATCTCGCTCTCGCTCATGCTTTAGTTCGACAGGAATGTTTTCAATTTCAATGGTTTGCTCGGATTCCCACATGCGAAGCACTGTGTTAAGTGCTGGGCCAGCAACGCCACCAATGATAGCAATAAGAGCGATAAAGCCATCTAAATTCATCAGCACTACATCGGGCTTCCAAATACCCATACCTACTACTGCACCGCTTGCAAGAAGCCATAAATAAATTGCTGGCAGTACAGTGCGTTGCACCATTTTATCATTAAACGAATTTGGATTCTTTTTACTCATTTTTCATCCCTTCCTGTTGGTTTGTTCGTGGTAGTTCTCCGGTTTTACCTTTGGTTCCTTCTTTACGATTAGTACCTTGACTTTCCGGTTGCATACCAATCAATTCGAGTGTTTGATTAAGTGTTAGGATGCCTGCATCATAACCAAGAACTGCTCTTTTCATAGAGTCCATTGGCGACTCTTCTGCAATAGGTTCAAAGTGGAACTCCGGCAAATCTTTCATTGTGTGGTTAATACCCTTAAGTTCAAGTTGTTTTGAAAACAATTCCATAACACCTTGCTTAACAATTGATTGAAGGCGAGAGATAGCCGTATTAGCCCACATATTTGCATTGTAGGTAGCGGCAAAGGTCGAACCCTTTTCTTGCCCTGCGGCTACACGAGGGACATGCAAAACAGCGGCTACATTGGCACCAACCATATCAAGGAAGCCACTATTGTCGGGAATTGTGTTTTTGAGGTCAACATGGTGTAGTGTGACATAGGAAGGTAGGATTGGCATTTGGTCGCCCCGCAATCCTTCAAACAACTTAATCACTTCATCCATAATAATTCCAAGTCTTTCTTGTTGCTCGTCGGGGTCAGTGATGTGTTCAATGGCAGACTTGTCAATTGTGATAAATTGCTTGGTGAGAACATCTTCAAGAGCGATGCGGTTGTTCATTGTATTGTATTTTACCCGTACTACTTGTTCAAGAGAAGAAAATCGAGATTGGCCCCATACACCGTAGGTTTGACGCAACTTTGTGTCTTCATACCAATTGCTTCGGAAATCTGTTCGGAAGTGAACAATTTCACTTCGGGGGAACACCATAGTGTCAATACCTTGTTCTCGCAGAATGTAAAAGTCATTTGTCATAATCGGACTGTTTTCATCAGCAGTAAATGGCAGTCCATTGGCACCTCGGTTGTCAACAATAGTGATTTGTCGAATTGGGAGGCTTTGAATGTTGGTGATTCCTACACCGGTTCTTCCAACCAACTTGTTAATATCGTTGCCGTACACTTGTAGGTTGCGTAGGGCGTTAATAAGAAAATCGTCAAAGTCTACACGGTCAATCATTTCCATGATAGAGTTGCGAATAACTCCGTTCTTAGCCTTCTTATAGTCAATGCGATAGTTGTTAGCAGTGAGGGCCACACTTCGCACTGCACCGTTCAATTCGGGGTCTAACTTGACCATATTATCATACAGGTCGAACTTGTTGATGAAGTTGGTATCTTTTTGGAATTTTTCGGTTTCTTCAAAGATATTTGGTAGACCTGCGGCAACTGAAAGAGAAACATTTGAACCTACACGATGAATTGGTTTTTCATCGGATGCGGTGGCGTTGCGCCGGAACCTATCAAAGATACCCATGCTATCGGTGAGATGTGGGATGATTTATGAAGGTAGCGATTTATTTTTGTTTATTGTTTCTTTTTTTACAAAAAGAATTAAATTAAGCGACATATCACGGTTTTGCACTATTCTTTTTTTGTTTCAAAGGCGTTTAAGAAAAAGTAGTATTATACAAACAATACTTGGCCGAATAATACCTTTGAATAAATGAAAGAATAGTATGTTTGGTAGTTCAGTACAGCGTTTATTTCTTTTTGTTAGGCTTGAAACAACAAAAACATAAATGTTCATAAAGGGTTTCCTCTTGGAGTAGATTGATGCGAGCAAAGCAAGACTATGGGTACGACCTCATCGCCGAGCATTTTACTTTGGGTAAATCAATTCTTGGTTTAGCAAGAGAGTTAAACAAGATTGATTCTGTAAAATCAGTAAAGGGTTGGGAAATGTCCATTTACCGTTGGAAGCATAAGCAACCTAATCTAAACAAGTACGAAGAGCAAAAAAAAGAACTTGATGTAGAAAAGGTAAAGCCTGTCAAGAAATCATATCATTATGATTCTGTGACTGATGAGTACCTCACTTTTTTAACTATTGCCGACCAAATGGTGTGTGTTGAGGGTGAAAAGCATCGAGCAATGAAAGAAGCATACAGTAGTATGGTTGGAAAACCAGCATCACTAAAAGAACTATGTCGTGACTTTGGAATACCTCATGCTTGGTTTGATGAATACCGACGACGACATGGGTGGACTCACGATATGTTGCCATACACTGATGAAGAATTGGCAGATTCTAATGTTGACGAACTTGTTGACGATTTGTTGACAAAGAAAAAGAATGCACTTCACAAAAAGTTCCAAGAAAGAAAGTGGAGAACAATTGAAAAATCTGCTGAAAAGTACGACATGTTTGAAGAAAACATACTCAATGAATTTAGGCAACTCGTTGTCCAATCTTCCCCAACACCTCAACTGATGGATATGCAAGAAGATTCATTGGAATATGCTCTTGTTATCAGTCCTACTGATTTCCATTGGGGTAAATACGGCTGGGTCGATGAGGTTGGCGAAACCTACGACTTTGAAGAAGCAAGAAAGCGTTTAATGGAAAAAACAAAAGAGTTGATTTGCAGACTACCTTCAAGGCCGGAAAAGATTATTTTGGCAACAGGTAGTGATTGGTTTCATGTTGATACCGATGCTGGAACAACAACAAAGGGTACTCCGCAAGACATGTGCGGAAGCCCTGCTGAAATCCTAATGACGGGTTGCACAATGGCTCGTGAACACATTGAATTGTTAAGACAAGTGGCTCCTGTTGAAGTTGTCTTTATGCCCGGAAATCACGACCGTATGAGTTCAATTGCTTTGATGATGTACCTAAATGCGGCTTATGAAAACACAGAAGACTGTACCATAATTGTTAGTCCTTCTACTCGACAATATGTTGAGTATGGAAATAACTTGATGGGCTTTATTCACGGTGATGGTGCAAGAAATCTTGTTGAGTTAATGAGCAATGAAAGGCGTGAACTATGGGGTCAATGCAAACACCACACATGGTTTCACGGTCATTTGCACCACAGACAAGTTGTTGAAAAAGGTGGATGCTTGATTATCCAACTTCCCTCACTTGCTGGTCACGATAGGTACCACGCTCGACAAGGCTATACAACAAGTATTGCTGGGTTATCTGCACACATTATTGACAAGGAGAAAGGACTTGTTGGTACACTTTTCGCTCCGGTGGAGGGTGAACATTGACAAACCCACAAGTTAAGAAATTGCGTCAATGCCAAAATTGTGGGCATCAATGTTATTCCCGTTATACTTCTCATAAAAAGTGGTGTAAAAAAACAAAGAAAATGAAATACTGCGGTTGTTTAAGGGTGGTTAGAGATGAAGCGTGAACATGTTGTTTGTACGGCTTGTGGTTGGGAAAGTAAATATCTTTCTCAAGCAAAGGCTTTTACGAGGGTCTGTCCGTATTGTGGGCTACGCGCTTTGCGACCTTGGTGAAATTATGAACATAAAGAAGGATATTTTTTGGAAATTGCCGATAAAAATGTATGTGATG